CTCGGGTTTTTCGCTTTCGAATTTCTCCGGGAAGCGTTTGCGCATTGTCTCATCAATGCGTCTGTAATACTCTTTGGAAGATAAGGCGACGCCCTCTTCTTTGAGTTGTTCGTGGACGGCCAGAGCCATTCCAGTCATGATTTTGTCCTCGCCGAACCACTGATTTTGTTTCTGCCAAGACACTGCTGTCTGGTCAACTTGAATCTTTGGGGCAGGTTGTGGAGCAGTTTGTACCTCAAATTCCTCGGTTTGTAAAGGAGCTGGGCGGTAATTTTTGACCTTGTCTTGCTTGAGCGTTGCTTCGGTCAGTCGTTCCTGGGCTTCCATTACCCGGTCAGTATCACCAGAATCGTAAGCTTCGCGGTAGGCTTTTTTGGCCGCATCGAGCTCAAGATCCACGGCGCGCTGGATTGAGGTAAGTACGTTCTTTTCACTGTCCGTCAGTGTGCTCTTGAGGCGCTTGTTCTCCTCGATCACACGTTTGGCCAGGCTGATGGCTTCTTGCTGTTCGCGCAAAGCAGCTTCCTTCTCACGACGTTCGTCATGAGCCAGCTTCTTCATCTGAATCAGTTTCTTCTTTACCTTGGTGGAGTAGTCTTCCAACTCATCGTTGTACAACTCTTCTTTCACCTCTTCAGGCAAAGGCGCTTTGTTGCGATCCGGTTCAGGGGTGTCGTCTTCGATCTCTAACTCGATTTCGTTCGATTCGTCCTCTGCTTCCTTATCGTCTTTGTCGTCAATTTCGTCAGGGAATTTATATTCACTCATGTTTGTTCCTTATTTGCGTCGGATGCCGCGAGGGTCTTGGACCGTGCCTTCGACCGAATCATCATTGATCATTCGGAACTCTTTGCCATGGATCACAAGTCGTGTGCCCGAGTTAGGGCGGATCAGGATGAAGTCACCTTCTTTGCAGTAAGGGCCGCTCGGGAATCGAGATGCGTCCTTGTAGCAGTCAGGCCCCATAGCAACCACGAATAACACGGTTGTCAGGGTTTCTTCGATCATGATGGTTTCGTCAGCCTTGATCAAGCCGCTTTCGTACTCCGCCTCACGCTCTGGCAGTGCGCACAAGATGCGGTAGCCGGATGGTTTGGGAAGTTGTTGTGCTTTTTCTTCGGGCTTGGTATTCAAGACTTTGGATAAATCCACGGCCTTAAGCAAGTCCAAATTAGGAGCTTCACTCGTCGTCATCATTGTTAATGAGTCTTTCCTGTAGGTCTTTGATATAAGCACGCGCGGAGAGAAGACCTTTGATTTCCCCGCACATGTGTTTGTAACTCGCAAAGTCTGATGCGTTGCCGTCAGCTATGGCTTCTTGAAGTTGCAAAACTCTGTCATCAAACTTTTCAGTCAGATGTTGTAAGTATTTTTCAATCACTGATTACCTCTGGTTTGTTGCACAGCCATCTGTAGCGCAGACCGCTTTGCTTCAGCGTCCAAGCGCATACGTTCTCTGTTTTGCTCGCTTGAATCTTTCTGCTGAGACTTTTGCATGTCAGCTTCAATGCGGGCGAAATCAACTTGGTTTTGGTTCTGGATACGCAGGGTTTCGTTAGCAAGTGCTTGCTGTTTTGCCTGTGCATCTCCTTGAACTTTTTGAGCTTTGATCTTGATCTCTTCTTCCTTGAGCTGAAGATCTTTTTGCTGCATTTGAACCAGGGGATCTTGTGCAAGTTCTTGGCTCTTCTTTTGCTGAGCTTCGGCCTTGTTTTCTTCGAGCAGCTGCTTGCTTGCCTGGGCAATAAGTTTGGACAGTTCGGCTTCCACGTCGTCCGGCAACTCTTGATCCAAAGAAGGCAGAGTAACGCCCATTTGCTTTTCGATCTCTTGGCGATAGTGGAATCCCAAGTGCTCGGCAATGTGAGCCTGCATCGCGGCCATCATTTGATTTGCCTTTGGGTTTTGGGCAATCGTCGACGTGATGTTTGGGTCTTGCAGGAACGATGTGTGCACAGTGATGTGGGCATCGTGGTCTTGGGTCATGAACGCTTTCAAAGGTTTGTCTTTGAGCATATTCATGTTCTCTGTCACTGGATCTTTTGGCTTCTCGTCCTCTTCCAGTGGCACAAGCTTCTGAGCATTTTTAATACCCAGCACATCGAGCATCTGGCGGTGTAGCTGAGGCAAGTCATAAATGTCAGGTGCTTGCTGAGAAAGCTGGATCACGGCTTGGTACTGGACGATCTTTTGGGCCATGGTGGCCGCATTGGGATCGCTCACAGGGATAACATCAACCAAATCATAGTCAGAACGCTTGGCGGACTTTTCACCTTCTTCAGGTTCGTAGGCGTAATCCTCCGGGGTGTAGTCGCGGATGATGTCTCGCAACAAGCCCAGCTCTTGTTTGAATGAATAGTGGATGCGCGCCTGGACCGCCGTCATCACTTTGAGAGAACGCTCAAGGATTGCCAAGGTTGTGCCCACCGGCGAGTTGGCCGACATGTCAGCAACTTGCACGTCAGCAGCCGAAGCAAAGCGGCGACCTTCCTCTACGATCTTGTCCAACAGAGCCGCCAGCACTTGGCTTGGCTCCTTATATGGCAGCGCCATGATGTTGTCTTTGATCGCACCGCTTGGCACGTCAACATCACGCCATTCACCTGGCCCGATCGGGGTGTCGTCTCCCTTGGTGCGCAAGCCGCGAGTCTTAAATCCGCCAGGCAGGTTGCTCAGAGTACCAGCGTCCACCAGCTGGCGCAGGATCGATGTGCCAGACTTGGCAAAAGCTCCAACCAAGTGGATTAGGCCAAAACAGTAGAAGCCAAAGCCAGGCACGTATCCATAGTGGACGTAGTGTTGGCGCTTCTTGTACTTTTTGTCTTCAGGGCGCCAGTTGCGGCGAATGGCCAAGCACTTGGTGCTGCCTTTTTCGATCGTCACCACATAAGGTAAGGCAATGCCAGTTGGCTCGCCGTCTTTGTCTTTGTGCTCGTACCCTTCCAGGTCCAAGTTGACGTTCATCTCCAAGATTTTGTATCGGTCGTCTGATGTGGCGCGAAAGCCCATCTTTTCGGCAATCTTTTTCTCTACTTCATCGAGGTTGTTCTGTGGTTCGCCCAGGTCAACATCAATATAGAAGCCGGCAACCTGCAACTTGCGCAGATCGTTCTCGGTTTTTCGCATCACATGGGTAACACGGGGCGATGTCTCAATATCAGAGGCGCCATAAGGGACCACAATGTCCTCTGCCGGCACAAAAATGGACGTCTGGCGGTCCATATTCGGGTCAAAGTACACCTTTTTGAAGGCGTTACCAGACAAACCCAAGCCCCACAGCATGCGCTCGTGTTCAGGACGGAATTCAGTCATCACATCCGTCAATTCGTAGTTCATGTCGTTTTGAACTCGGGTGGCGGCGTCCTTTTTCTCTTGGGTTTCCTTGCCGATGATCTGTGTTTTCACAGGGCCGGCCGCAGGAAAGGTCGACATCATGACTTCAGCTTGGAATTTCACCAGTGCTTCAGACAAAAGTGGGTGGTAAACGCCGCAAGCACCGATCCATGGGTCTGCGCGCTCTTCAATCTTCATGCCTAAGAGCTCAAGACCGTCTACATACGTCTGCATCCAGTCTTTTCTGGACGCCACGTCGTCTTCATAGTCTTCGATCAGCTCTGTAACGATCTTTGCCACAACGTCATCGGGCAAAACTTCGGCTAAGTTCTCGTCAAAGTCGTCGATTTCTTCTCCACCGATCTCTATCTCTAAGTCACCGAGCTTGACTGACACTTCTTCAGGGTCAACGATCTCGATTTCAATCCCGTCTGGGTTTTCATCCATGCCTGCATCGAGTGATTCCAACCCTTCGGGGGCTTCGTAGAGACTTTTTTCAATCATGATCGTCCTTAGTAATACGCCATCTTGCGTTTGTGATTAAACGGCTCGTCTTCTTCGTCCGTTTGAAGTCGCAAAAACCCGCCTTTTCTGAATCTGATCAGCGCCTGGGTGCTCGAGTCAACCAAGTCATCATGGTCGGAATTAGGGAAAGCCGCCATTTCCTCCATCAGCTCGTCCGCCCATCTCGTTGCAGGCGCCCAAACTTTACCACTGGCAAACAAATCAGACACAGAGTTGATCCTCACCATCTTATCATTCCCCCTGCTAGGAGTAAATTCAGATACAGGGATTCCCATCGCCCTCAACTCATAGATAAGTGGTGCACCAGACGCCTTAGCTTCCACGATAAAAGCATCCGGCTCCCACTCTTTATAGTGGTTGAACGCCTTCTCCTTTAACTCAGGGAACTCCATGCGCCTCTTAAAAGCATCGAGCAAAATCACATTCGGGTCGTTCGGGTTCTCATTCAAATAGAACACCCCCCAAGTCGTACACGCCGAATAGTCAGACCGCTCGTTCTTTGTAAAAGCCGTGTCCCAAGACTGGATGATGAACTCGCACTTAGGCGGCTTGTCTTCTTTCCACTCTTTCCACCACTCCCTCTTAACAATAGCACCCTCTTCAGACGTCGGGCTCTGTTGGTATTGGGCGTTCCACTTACTCGCGGGCAGTTCAAGTTCCAGTGCCTTCAGTTCATCAAGGCTCCAGAACTCCGGCCACAGCGGGTTACCACTAGGCAATATCGCAGGGAAGTTGATCACCTCCCAGGTCTCACCGTCCTTGTCAACCATCGACTGAAGGATCTTGCCGGTCAAGTCCCTTTTTGCCCATCTCGTCATAACCACTACGATCGAGCCACCAGGTTGGAGACGTTGTCGTGGCCCAGACGTGTACCACTCATAAACTTTATCGAAAACTGATGGGTCGCTCGCGGCCAAAGCGGCTTCTTGTTCAGAGTGCGGGTCATCAATAATAAGTAGGTCAGCACCCTTACCAGTCACAGTACCCCCGACCCCGATAGCGAAGTATTCTCCGTTTGCATTCGTAGACCACCGTCCAGCCGCCTTCGAGTCAGACCTCAATTTCACATTCGGGAAGATCTTTGAGTACACATCAGAGTCGACTAAGTTACGCACCTTACGGCCAAAACCCACCGCAAGTTCAGCTGTGTTTGAACACTGGATGATCTTCTTGCCCGGATACTTCCCCAAGAACCAGGCCGGCAACATAAAAGACGCAAACTCAGACTTTGTATGTCGGGGTGGCATATTGATGATCAGGCGTTTGATCTTGCCG